GCCCGCATCCTCGCCACCCTCCCGCCCGTCCCCATCCCGTCCGACGAGGACCGGTCGCCGGACTACTGCTTCACCTGCGGCCGCCGCTGCGGCTCCCAGCCCCACTCCTGACCCGCCCCGGGGCCCCCCCAACACGGCGGGCCCCCACCGCACCCCGGAGCACACCCAATGGCACGCCGACTCGTCAACGACGACCACCAGCTGTTCCGCGTCGTCGTCATCCGCCGCCAGCGCCGCGACAACCCCGACTGGGAACGCGGCAACCTCGACACCGAACGCTTTCTGTGGGACGGCCCCGAGTACACCACCGCCTACGGCCCGTACAACACGCTTGGCGCCGCCCGCGGCCAGCTCACGTTTTACACCGTGGACGCCTACGGTGGCCCGGTTCGCGGAGTCGTGTCCGGCCACATCGAAAAGGCCACGACCACATGGGAGCGTGTGTGATGGCCCGCCGCACCATGGCCGAGCGGAAGCGCCGCGCCGCCGACCGCGACACCCGCCGCGAGAGCCTGCTTGTACTCCTCGCCCGCCTCGACCGCGGCCCCCTCGCCGAACAGGAACGGTCGCTCCTCCGCGCGCACGTCGAAGCCGAGCTGTCCGACGCCGACGAACTGCGCCGCACCGTCGCCGGACAACAGACCGCGATACAGCGCCAGGCCGCCCAACTCGAAGCCGCACACGACGCCATCCGCGAAGCCGAGCAGGCCGCCGCGGACGCGACCGAGCAACTGCACGCGTACCGCACCGTCAAGACGCCGCGCCCGGCCCCCGGCCAGCTGATCCCACGGCACACCGGCGGAAACGCCGAGGACTGCGTTGCGTGCGTCAACACCAACCCGCCCTACCCGTTCCTGTGCCCCGCCACCGACACCGCCCCGGAGCCGCAGCCGTGAACATTCGCGACGTCCACACCGCCCTTGACTACCTCGCCCGTCTCATCCAGCAGGACGCCGACCGCATGAAGGCCGAAGCCCGCGGCGAGCCCCCCGCGCAGTTGCTCGCCGCCGCAGAGCAGCGCGCCGAGGAAGCCGAGGAGCGCGCCAGGCACGCAGAGACGAAGCTCGCCGAAGCCACACACCGAATCGGCATCCTGGACGCTATCGACGAGGGCCGCGCCCACGGCGCCCGGCGCATCATGAACGAGCGCGACCAGGCGCAGCAGCGCGCCGAGCAGGCCGAGCGGCGTGCGCACGGCGCCGAACAGGCACTGTGCGCACTGCGTGGCGTCACCGACACCGCACGCGCCGAGGAAGCCGAGCATCGCGCGGAGAAGGCCGAGCGTCGCGGCGACCACTGGAAGGCCAAGGCGCAGGAGATCGAGGCCGACCGCGACCACGAAGCCGCCGCCCGCGAGCAGGCACAGCAGGATGCCGAGCGCTACAAAGCCGACCACCTCGCCGCGTGCCGCACCATCGCCGAGATACACAAAGCCGCGACCGGCCGCACCGGCATGGGCCCCGTCCGCGGCGTGGTCGAGGACGTCGCCGACGTCCGGGCCCGAGCCGAGCAGGCCGCCGAACGCGTCAAGTGGGCCACATCCGCAGGCGAGGCAACCGCCTTCATCTTGCAGCGGCAGATCAACGAGCAGGCCGCCGAGCTGGACCGGGCCCGCGATCGCGCCGAGCAGGCCGAAGCCGCCATCACCCGCGTGCGGGATGTTGCCGACCGGTGGCAGCGCAACGGAACCGCCAACCTTGCGCGCTATGCCGAGATCATCCGCGCCGCCGTTGCCGAGCCCACCACCACGGAGCAGCAGTGAACAGCCTGACCGCCACCCCGAGCGCCACCCAGGCCGCCGCCGATCTGTACGCCACCCGCGAGCAGTGGGGCGACCTCCTCGCCGCGATCGGCCGACCGCCCCGCGCCGAGTGGCCGCCGCGCGAGTGCCGCGAGTGGGAGCAGCCCGCCGCCGAGGACGCGCCCGCCGTCGGCCGCCTCCCGCTGATCCTGCGCGAGCACCCCGCCCCACTCAACCTCACCGCCCTGGACGCCGCCCTCGCGGTCGAGCGGGACCTCTTCGACCTCGCCGACACCGTGGCCGCCGCCGTACAGCGCCCCGTCCGCCGCCGGGTACACCACGTCGCAAGCGGACGCGTCACCCGGTCGCGGGTCTGGGCCGACGTCGACGCGGCCGACCGCGACGACCCGGCACGGTGGCGCATCGCCTCGCCCGCCGACCCCGGAAGCCGGGCGTACGGCCTGCATTGGGCCGCCGTCTGGATCGAGGGACGCACCCTTGGTGAGCAGCCCGGCGACCTCTTCGGCCCCGTCCGCCCGCTCCTCCTGGACGAGGTCGCCGCCACCGCCCGCCACGCCCGACAGCGGGTCGAGCAGGCTCTCGGCCGCGACGGACGCCCCACCGCCCTTGACCGGCCGTGCCCGTACTGCCGCGGGCATCTCACCGCGCACACCCGCAGCGGCGACCCCATGGCCGCCACGGTGGTGTGCTCGACCGGCTCGGCGTGCACCGCGCCCGTGCCGCTCGATCGTGGCCGGCGGATGTGGGCGGGGGCGGATCTGGTCGGGTTGTACGTGGCGATGGAGGCCGCACCGCGCTGAACGTGCCGAGGGGCGCCGGGAGTTGAACGGCGCCCCTTCACCGTACCCACTTGCGGTACCCAGTACCGTCGCACTAAGGTACTCAGTACCGGCAAGGCTCCACACCTTGCCCACACCCACGGGAGCACCCCCATGGACACCCACGCAGTTCGAGGCGCCGCACTCAAGACCACCGGCCACTACCGCCGCCCTGGCACCCGCACCCTGTACTGCCACCGCCCCGCCGGAGGCCGTAACGGCATCTTCGCGACCGTCCGCGGCTGGAAACTCTGCCGCTCCTGCGTCAAGGCCGAAGCCCGCGACCGGGCCGCAGCCGAAGCCGTCGCCGCCGAGCACACCACCGAACAGCCGGCCGCCGTCGCCCCCGCCCCCGCACGCCCCCGCCGCACCGCACACCCCGCGCCCACGTACGTCTACGGCGCGCAACAGCTTGTCATCCTCGGCACCCCTCGCCCCGCACAGGGCGCACTCTTCGCCGCACGCTGAAAGGACCCCATGAGCACCAACGACCCGTACACCCGTCGCCCCAAAAGCGAGCGGGAACGCGACGTCGAAGACAGCCCCGCCGAACAAGCCGCCGCCACCCCCACCGCCCTAGGTCGCCTACAAGCCGGAATCCAGGCGAGCCTAGAACGGTACGAGCGCGACCGCGCCGACGCGCTGCGCCGCCTCGACAACAGCGGGCTACTCACCCTCGCCCAGGACTACGCCCACGCCATCACCCCCGACCAGCGCGACCGACTTGCCGCCGGAATCGCCGACCGCCTCACCATCGACGAGGCCGGGGTGATCCTCCGCGCCGCCGCCGCCGTCCGGGCAGCCGTGCCCCGCATCGTGCTCCGCGCCAAATCGGACGACGACACTACCGCCGAGATCGCCCGCGAACTGGGCATGACCGACTCCTACGTGCGCCGCATCGTTCGCGAGCACCGCCAATTTTCATGGCGTCTCGACCTGTACGACAGCGAGGCCGGACCCGGATGGCAGGCATGGGAGAGCGGCGAAGACGTGATGCCGCACAGCGACGAGCACAACATCGCGGCAGAACTGGCGGTGCGCATCCTCAGCCAGGCTGGGCAGGGACCCCGCGAGCACCGCGCCCGCGTGCTGATCTGGACGGGCACCGACGAGCAGCCTGACGACGCCGCCATCTACCGCCACGAGCAGGACCCCACCGCCTGACACGCAGCAGGCCCGCCCGGCACTCCACATGCCGGAACGGGCCCTGACCACGAACGGGAGCAACCCCCGCCATGGCTACGAAGAAGCCTACCCAGCCCAAGACGCCAGCCGTTCCGCAGCCCGGCAGCCGCCCCACCGTCCGCGTCGACGACGCCCTGTCCGACGATCTCGCCATCCTGATGCGCACCGGCGCCAACCTGTCCGACGCCATCCGGGCAGCCGTCGGACAAGCGGCCGACATGTACCGCACCGCATGGGCCCACGGTGTCGTCCCGGAAGGCGAAACGCCCATCCTGCTCGCCTTCCAGTTTGCGGCCCGTCCGACAGACGCACCCGCCATGACCAGGCCGTATGACGCCCTGTCCGACAGGCCAGCCGTCCCGCGCGTCGGCCGCCGCATGGCCGAACCCTTCCCCGTCCGACAGCCCACCCCATAGACACCCACTCCTGTCCGACATCGCGCCCCGCCGTCCGACACGGCGGGGCGCGGAACACCCACGCAAGTACGACAGGATGACGCCATGGGACAGCAGATCATCAGGCAGCCAGACGGCCGACTTGCAGTCTTTGACAGCACCGAAGACGCCTTCATGATTGTGGACGCCACCCCCGAGGAAGTCATCGAGTGGCGGGCAGAGGAGGCAGCAGAGGCGGCACGTGAGCGCACCAAGGCCGAACTCAAACGCGTGCTCAGTGAGAGTGAGACGCCTTACCACCAGTTCACGCTGACATGGGAAGAAGCATCACGGATGGACCGAAAGAACCGCCCCCACAACGAATGACCCCGCCACGCCCCGCTGCACACCACGGCGGGGCGCAGCCGTGACCGGTCGACGCCGCGACCGCGCGCACGAGACGGTTTGCAACCATTCGCCCGCCCCGCCTGTCTCACAGAGAACACACGCCTACGTACGGAGTGCCATCGTGAGACCCGCCGCCGTTCTGCTCGCTGCCGCCGCGCTGCTTGCCCTCACCGCCTGCTCGGCCGAGGAGAAGGACGTGACGAAGCCCGCGCCGACGGAATCCGTCGACCACGCCGCGATCGAGAAGGCCGCGGGCATCCCGCCGGCCCCGACCGGTGACGCTCGCGATGCGTACCTAGACGCGATCGCGGCGGTGGACCCACGGATCGTCGAGGACGAGGAGAAGGCCATCGACGCCGGGCGGAATCAGTGCTCCTCGCTTGCGGGCGGTGGCAAGAAGCCGGATTGGGCTGCGGCGCAGCGGTTCGGGAACGACAGCCGCCCGTTGACGGACGCGCAGGGCAAGGCACTGAACGCCGCACTCCGCAAGACCCTCTGCCCTGCCTGACGTTGCCCACCGTTATCGATCTGTGATCTAATCGGGGCGGCCCCGGCGTGCCCGAAAACGGGCGGATGGTCGTCTGCCACCGGATACGGCGGCACCCGCACAGCGGCACAAGCCGACCAACGCCCACCGAACGCCCCGTCGCACACAGCGGCGGGGCGTTTCGCATGCCCACCCACCGATAGGACGCCCCGCATGATCCCGCCCAAGGACATCGAGCACCGGTTCGCGTTCCACGCAGCCACCACCACCGAGAAGCGCGACGCACACAGCAGCGTCCGGCAGGCATGCCGACGCCTCGCCGACCAGATCAACGAGCAGTGCCCCGACGGCCGCGAGAAGGCCACCGCACTGACCAAGATCGAAGAGGCCATGTTCTGGGCGAACGCCGCCCTGGCCCGCGCCAAGTAGGCGCACCACAGACCACCCGCGGCGAGGAGGTGACGCGTGACCAAGCCCCGACCCATCACTGAGACAGACCGGCGAGCGGTGCGCCGCCACCACGCCGCGGGCATGACCCGCAACGACATCGCACGGAAGCTCAAGCGCAGCCCCTCGACCGTGTCGAAGATCGCCGCCGAGTGCGAGCCGCCCCTCACCTTCGAGCGTGGCGCCGAAGTAGTTGCCGCGACCGAGGCCCGACGCATCGACCTCGCCGCACGCCGCGTCAGCCTCGCCGAAACCCTCCACGAAGACGCCGAGAAGCTACGCGCGCAGCTCTGGGAGCCCTGCACGGTCGGCGAGTTCGCCGGCAAAGAGGGCGACTGGCACGAAGCCCAGCTCAGGCAGCCTCGGTTCGGCGATCAGCGCGCCATCCTCGGCGCCGCCGGAATCGCCATCGACCGCAGCCTGAAACTTCAGCCCGCACAGGGCGGCGAGAACGCCGACCAGGTAACCAGCATGCTTGGCCAGCTCGGCGCAGCGCTCACAACCGCATTCAGCGACCAGGGCGACCAGGACGACGGAGGCGACGACGGGGGGTGAGCAGTGCTCCCCCCTGATCTCCCGCTCTCCCGCAAGCAGCTGCGCAGCATCGGCCGCGCCACGGCCCGCATCAACCTGTGGCATGGCAGCGTCCGAAGCGGCAAGACGATCGCCTCGTTGCTCGCGTTTGTGATCGCGGTCGCGTGCGCCGGGCCGTCCGGCCTGATCATCATCTGTGGGCGCAGCTTGCAGACGATCGAGCGAAACGTGTTCGAGCCGCTCATGGACGCCGCGTTGTTCGGCCCGCTCGCCTGGCACATTCACCACACCCGAGGCGCGACCACCGCCACGATCCTCGGCCGCACCGTGCACCTTGTGGGCGCCGCGGACACCCGCGCCGAGGGCCGCCTACGTGGCCTCACCGCGCAACTCGCGTACGTCGACGAGGCGACCCTCGTACCCGAGGGTTTCTGGACGCAGCTACTCGCCCGACTGTCCACGCC